GCCGGTAATGCTTGCCATGAGAGGCCTGCTCGACATGGACGGATTCATGCTCCCGAATTCGTCGATACTGAGCATTTCATTTTTTAATGTTTCCATACGGTCGGAAGTCGTCGGCTTGCGAACGGCCTTGTTGACGAGGTTGATGAATTCGGCCAGTTCCTCGTTGACCTCCTTTAAGGCCGGTCCGACCTGGTCCTTGATCGTATTCCATAACGATTTGAACGCTCCGGAAAGCGTATCCGTCTTGTCCGCCGCACTGCCCTGGTACTTGGTGGTCTGATTCATAAGCTCGTGCCAGCGGTACCAGGCTTTCGTGTTGTCGTCGAGGCGTTCCCATAGGTCCTTGAGGGATCCGCCAAACGCCATGTTCTTCATGTAGGTGTCGTTCAGGGTAACGCCGAGGTATTCCGATGCTTCCGCCTCGCCCCGCATGGCGGATTCAAGACGATCGATGGAATCCTTCAGCTCGATATTCTTTGCCGCCCCCACGTCGGCAGCCCTTGTCACCAGGCCAAGATATTTCTGACCCGTGATCCCGTACCTCTCCATCGAATCAGCCGTTTTGGTGAAGGCATAGGCAATCTCCGTGAAATCATAGAAATGCTCAAACTGCTCCGCCATGCTTTTTGCCTGGGAGACCATCTCGGACGTTCGGTTCTGGAAGGTCTTTTGCATCGAGAAGTAGGAAGACTCAAAGTCGTTCCCGATCGTTATGGCTTTCCCGAGGGCTGAACTGATCCCGACACCCATAACTGTGAAACTGGCAACTGATGCCATGGCTGAACGCTGGAGGGATCCAAATCCAATGGAGTCGATGGACCTCTGAGTCCGATCCACCCAGCCCTTGACGTCCCCGTGAGCCTGGGACAGGCCACGTTTAAGTCCGTCGTCCTTGGTCCCTATCGTGACAAACGCTTCACCTAATTTTGCCATCAGCCGTCAGCCTCAGCATTCTTTTGAGCAAGATGCCTGAATAGAGTCGTCAATTTCTCGAAACACCCAATAGGGTCGTGCACCTGGTACCGGTCCAGGGCTTCCCACACAGCCAGGTGGTTAAGGTCCACCGCATTGCCCATTCCGACCGAGACCACCTGTGTCTTGACCATGTGCCATAGGTGGAGGGTTTCTTCATTTTGCGCCATGAGCACCGGCATGCAGGCTGCACAATCCGGTTCCCTGCCTCCATGAATCGCCCGGCAGATATCACATGCCGGCTTCTCCGCCAGGCGCTCCACGTACTCGATCAGTTTTTTGTTTCTGATTCACCGGCCTTCAGTTGATCGCCGCGCAGTTGCTTCAGGCACTTATTGAGCCACGCGGCGAATTCCGGGGACCCGTCGATGAGCTTCAGTTTGTTTTCCCTGGTGCACGGGATTTCGGACCCGTCTGGAGTGATCAGGCGCCACCCGGAAATGCAGTAGTCATTGACCGCGGCGTCCAGTTGCTCAAGCGATTCATCGTTTCGTTCCCGGTATTCGATGCGATGCATTTGACCGGTCTGAGGGTTGGGGACATATTCAACCTTGTCCTTGATCCCCATCTCACGGTTCATGCGCCGGAATTCCTTCTCCGGGACAACCCGAAGATCAACGTATTCCTCCTGGGTATCCCCCCAATAAAACCGCGTGGAGCTATTGAGCTTATTCAGATCGAACGGCATAAAATCCTTTCTCTGTTACACCAAAACCATGACCCCAGAGACCTTCGCGCGGAACGACGTGGCCATGAGCCCTGACTTGTCCGCCGATACCTCATAGGACGTGATATTGACGCAGCTCGGAAGCGTCGCAGCCCCAGAGGTCAGGCTGGGGGAAAAGTAACCTGTGGTCTGGCACGGCTCGAAGTAGCTCGTGCTGTCGATGTAAAGCCTGATGTTTGTGATGTCGCTGTTTGTCAAATTGGCCTGGCGGAGCACCTCCTGTCCGGTCGTGTCTGACGGATCGAAAAAGCCGTTGAAGCTCACTTCGCCGCCGTCCTTCATGCCGAACTCGTAGGTCTTCCACTCCTGATCGAATTCAGAGGATTCGATCTGATCGGACTGAATTCCGTTGAGGGACCACGTTCCCATGCCGAGGATCTTGTTTGACCCGAGCGTTACCTTACAGTTTTTCCCTACCTTCTTCCCCATCGCATGTCTCCTCTCAGAGGGATTGAAATTTGGTATAAAGCTTCCGAGTGGATCTCCCTACCCGGAATGTGGTCAAATGGTCGACCTCGATGGACGTGTCCACGGCGATCCGCTTCCCGATCGATCGCGCCTTCGCGCAAAACGAAATATCTTCCCCAATCGTCTTCCCGTCGTCGAGCTTCCCGAACTCAAACCAGGGCCGCTCCATGTCGATGAAAACGGACGTATCGATGAGCAGGCATCCGGCCCCGGTAGCGTCCACATCCACGAGATTTCCCGAATAGCACTCCTCATCCGGGACATGGATGTACTTCCCGGGCTCTCCCCGCATGAGGATCAAATCAAAGGGTGGATAGCGGCGGTGTACGGCAACCCCGGCAATATCAATGCAGTGGGAAGCGAGCTTTTCCAGTGTGTCCGCAGGGTAAATCTGGTCCGTGTCCATCATGAGCAGGTGGGAGCACCCATGGTCGAGAGCCTGTTCGGCAAGATCGTTTCTCACCGTAACGATGGAGGAATGGAATCCCCCGGTGGGGAACCTCGGGGCAAGAAGAGTGTATTCATCCGGCTTGTTCATGGCCATGACGGAGAGAAAGAACTGTGTCGGGACAGTGGGATTCACAATGGGAAACCCGATGGCCAGGCGTCCCCCGATGCGCGCCCGTTTGCGTCTCCAGTAGGTGTGCTGGTCTGCGTCCCACACCTCTTTTTTGTACCCGGAATAGGTCGCATCGAGCATCCCGCCTGTGAGGACAGGGTTTGCATGGAGGAACTTAGCCTTTTCGGCGTACACGTAGCGCCCGAGCGCTTTGGAGATGTCCGAAAGCTCGATGTCACAGAAGCAATGCCGATAATCCGTCGAGAAAAAAGAGCACCCAAGGTGAGGGATGAGCTTCTTGTGCGCCAGGAAGTGGGCCGCGAAAGCTCCGTTGGAATGCCCGTCGTTTAGAGCCACGAGGCCCCACCTGTCAGGGAGGGATTCCATAGCCTTCACGGCTTCCTCGATCATTCCGGGCTGAGGAATGGTGTCGTCGGCCAGGAAAAGCACCAGGTCATAGGATGTCTTCTCGACCAGGCGGGACACCATGTGCGTGACTCCGATCCCCACCGGATCATGCTCGCGGATGAGCTCCACGGGCCATGGATATTGACCGAGGTCTCCCAGTGCTTCCACGCACCGCTGCATTCCTTCGGGGCGCATGTACGGTAAAATTATCGAGATCAATTTGCCTCCATGAGAATTCTAAACTGGAGCATATAATGCCACATGGAATCTTCGTCCTCGCGCAGGAGTTGCTCGAGCTCGCAATACATCCAGTGAACGGTGTATCCGCTCACCGTGAGAGGTTGCCTGTCATAGAGCGCCTTGAGGTGCCCGGCTGCGTCGTATATCGCGGAAGGGGACCTCGCATGGTCGAAGATATCGAACTGAATGATTACGTCCGCCTGGTCGTCGGTGAATGTCCATTCGGGCACGGCGGATACCAGGGTGAACGTGGCGTAAGGGAAATGGGTGCGCTGCGGGGCCATGGCGTGGTGCATGCCCCCGAAGAGCGCCCAATAGAGGGCATTGTGATCCCCGCCCACCTCGTCGGCAAATTTGCCGTAAATCGCCTGGACCAGGGCTTTCATTTTTTGAGCTGCCCCTCGAACACTTCAACGATGGCATTCTGATTCTTGTGAAGAGCCGGGCGGAGGAAGGGCTGAGCTATCGTCTTCGACGTCCCGAACTCCACAAACCGGGCATAGTAAACGTCCCGGTTCCCGGCCAGGACCTGAACGGACCCTTTCTTGGTGACCCTGTACCGAATGGATTTCTTGAGACTGCCCGGCATGCGTTCCGTCCAGGTCTGCCCCTTACTCTGGCCCTTCTTCTGAGTGCCTCGAGTCTCGATTCCAACAGGGCACAGGTTCTTGGCGTCACGGCTCACCATGCGTCCGACCTTTCGGAGAGCGGATTTCTTGATCTTCCCTATCTCGGCCACCACTTCATTCCCGTACCACTTCACACTTCCGGCCATGATCTTCCCTCAAAGCAATTCTGGGATTGTGTTGTTGACCAGGTCCTCGAGAGCGTCGAGGGTTTCAATCTCGTCGTCGTCCAGCATCGAGGAGACCTCTTCCTACGGGAGGACATCGAGCCCTTCCGTGCAGAGTAGATCGATTTGAAACATTCTCTCATCGGTGTTGATGATGCTGTCGATCTCAAAAAGCCTCGATCCGAACAGTATCCGCATTTGGGGCAGCACCCCCTCCAGGTAACGAATTCTGACACGGTGCGTCGTCTCTGCCTGCACCTGAGAGCCGGCAATGCGCTCCTTGGCCGATACAGGCCAGACAGCCGCCCACACCGTTGCCAGCTCGGACCACGTTTCCGTGTGTCCGCCCAGCCCATCGGGAGTGAGCGTGCGTTGCTGAATGGTGATCCTGTGCCTGAGATCTCCAGCCTTCATTAGAGCCCCCACCAGAGACGATAATTGGCGATGAGAGCTTCAACCGTAAAGGGAAGCGGAGTGGCGATGTTTCCGATATTGACCACCTCGCGGTTTTCATACCACTGAGCCACCAGGAGAAGAATCGCCAGCCTGAGAGGTTCCGGGACGTCTTCCGCCTCGTCTCCGTATCCACAATTGAACGTCACAACGATGGGATTGACGTCGGCCAGGGCGGAGGATGGCCAGGAAGCCGCAGATTTCAAAACGACCCGGCCGTGATATGAGCCCACCGCATCAAGGACGTAGTCGGTGGCCGTCAAGATATGGTCGACCCCGTCCGCGTCCTCGTACTCGATGGAATCCACTTCCAGAACTCTTGGAAGCTCGAGATCCATCACTCCAGTGGCCGGCCATGCCTGGAGATACTGCTCCCATGTCTGCTCTATCATGGGGCCGCATAGGTTTTCCAGGTACTGGCGCGCGGTTTTCACGAGCATCATGAGCTGGTCGCCCTCGTAGATCTCCCTCACCTTGTTGCTTGCGGTCAATGCGGTAGCGGCCGAGGCCTGGAACGTGTCCCCCACGGAGCACCCGGTATAGAAGGCATTCGTCAGGCAAGCCGTGATTAAATAATGCCTTCCTATCACCAGCGTTCCGGATGACAGATCAGGGGAAGTCACGTCCAGCCTGAGCCTTGAGATCACATCGGCCAGGCTGACCGGTTCAATGGATGGGGGATCACTGAGCTTCAGTGCCATGTTATCTGGGGACCTCTTCCCACATGAAAGAACCGATAAAGGAAGCCGTGCAGGCCGCGAAGCTGTAAACGGCCACGAAGTTCCCCGGCGTCACGATGAGGGAGCCATCGAGATCGATGTCCGTCACGTTCCCGACGGCCTGTGCCGTGGTGGCCACGGTGTGCCCCTGAGCGAATACCTGTTCGAGAACGGGAGTCCCTGGGAGGGTGGCGCCATCGTCCACAATGCCCTGTGCCGCCCGTCCACCCATGAGCCGGTTTCTCGGAGTGATGGCCGAGGCGATGCCTGAAGTCCCGGCCCCGGTCATGATCCCGATCACCGTTCCGCCTTGTTTCCTGTAAATTCCGGGGGTGTAACGCATCAATCTTTCCTTTCTCCGTTGGATGCAGCCGAGCCCGAAGGCCCGGCCTACCCTACAAGGGACGGATCATCAGGCTTCGGCGGGATTCACCAGAGTGTCACTGTCGAGCACGGTGCTTCCCTGGACCACGGGGGCCGCTTCGGCGCCGTACTGGATGGCGATAACACCGTCTTTTACCGCGTTTTGAGTGGCACTGGTGAAGACCGCTCGAATGTACCGTTCCCGTGGTTGCGCGACGTCGAGCACCAGAAGATCGTCGTCCGCGTCGGTGGCCCCTGCGGTGTAGGTGACCGATCCGGCAAGAGTCGCCATGCCGGCAGCGGAATTGATCGTGTTCTGCTGGGCCTCCAGGGTGAGCACGGAGCCCGCCGTCACGTCCGCCACCTTGGCAATGAACACGACCCCATTGAAGCCCTGCATGTCGAGGATGTCACTCGCGCTCGCCGCCTGACCATCCGCCACGGCTCCAAGGACACGAGTGATCTTCACGTTGTTCAAAAGATTGTTGATCATTTCAAGGATCCTTCCTGTGCTGGTGGATTAATTGGCGGCCATTCTCATGAACTTGATGGCTTCGTAGTGCTTGATCCCTCCGCCGATTCTCCTGGTAGTGTAAAACTTGACCCAGGGTTTCGAGGTGTAGGGATCCCGCAGCATGACCATTCCGCGGCGATTCACCACGACATAGCCGCGCTTGAAGTCGCCGTAAGCCACCGAAAGGCTGTTGGCAGCCACGGAAGGCATGTAGTCGTCGTATTCCATCGGTTTCCCAAGGAACCGATCCGGCTGCCCGATCTGAACGGAAGGCTGCCAGAGATAATTCCCCTCGCCGTCCTTGTACTTCCTCAGCTCGGCGGCAACCGTGTCGCTCGTAAGCCATACTGCATTCGGACGGTAACCGGTCTTCAGGGCATGCTGCAGATCGATAAACGGATCGAGGTCCGCAGGCAGGGCACCTGCGATACCCGAGGCGATGTAACCGACTTTCCCCCAGGTATAGGAGGCATTGGCAACAGGAGTATAGTTGGTGATCCCTCGGGGCTTGTTGACCCCGTCACCCGTAATCAGTGCCTGCCCGATTCCTTCAGTGAATCCCTCTTCCAGAGCTTCGTTGAGCTCTGCTTCGATATCGAATTCGGAATCCTCGAGGAGATCACTGCTGATCTGAGGCTCTGCCCATATGGTGCCGGGCGCGAACTGCAGCAAGGCGTACTGAGGCGTAGTGGTTTCGGAAGGGGTTTCCGTTTCTCCTGCCCACCCGTAACCGATTCCGGAAGTCCGAACGCGCCGTTTGTATACAGCAGCTCCGATGGTCCTGACATCGGCCAGGCGCATCATGGCAACATTGGCCGTTACAAGCCGATCGATGCCGGCTTCCATCTCCTCGCCCGCGAGGTAACCGCCGCTTGGATCAGAGCCCACGGTCATGGATGCCTGCCTGTCGGTACGAAGCCCTGTGCCGTCGCCGTGACGGATCCACCCATTCAGGAACCTGTTATGGTACTCTCTGCGCTCGGGATCCCCTCCGTCACTCCCTGGGACGGGCCGCTGGGCCTTCATGGCTACATCCCGGATTTCTTTTCCGAGAGATTCGATTCTCGCGTTGATGTCATTGACCTTCTGCTCCACGTCGGCGGGGGCCGATCCCCGTTCCTCGATGGCCTTCAGCCGTGCATCGTTTGCGGCCTTGAACTCCTCAAAGGCCTTCGCCTGAGCTTCAAGCAATTTCTTAAGCTCTTCCATGTTGTCTCATCCTTTCATGAGCTGAATAGTTCGATTTACAGTGTCCCAATAACTCGACCAATCCGGCTCAGAATCCCTCTGAGACGAAAGCGTTTTCATGCCTCCTGAAACGAAGGAGACAGCTTCCTTCCGAGAAAATCCTGACTCCCTCAGAATCTTCTCGATCTCTCTTTCTGTTGGCTTGCTGCGCGTGGCGTTAATCCTCTCCCGAAGCTCATCGGGCACATTGGCGAAGATGGATACGTCAAAACCTGCGTTGACACTGCTCTCTCCAATGATCTCATGAGCGAATCCGGAATCCACCGCCGCCTGTGCATTGAACCAGGTTTCCTCTTTCATCCATGCCTTGATCTGCTTTTCGGATTTTCCCGATACTTCCAGGTAGGTGGACACCAGCGCCCCGGACAGCTTGTCCAGGACGTCGGCTTCCTTGCGCAACTCCTCGGCGTCTCCGGCAATGATGCTCCAAGGCTCATGAATCATGAAAAAGGCATTCTTGGCGATTTTGACCGTGTCCCCGGCAAGAGCGATGATGCTTGCAATGGATGCCGCGTATCCCTCGATATGCGTCGTAATGGTGGCGGGGTGGGCCTTCAACATGTTGTGGATAGCCAGGCCGTCAAATACGTTCCCTCCAGGGCTGTTGATCCTGAGGTTTATCCTTGGGGTCGTGATCTTCTGGAGATCCCTTGCGAGCTGGGCTGCGTCGACGGCGTACCAGGCTATGACGTCGTAGATCAGGACGTCGGTTTCATCTTCGGAAGACGCATTGATCTCGTACTTCCTGAAAGACTCATGAGGCATTTTGCCGCGAGCGAAGATATTTAGATGATCTGTTCTGAGTTTAGGCATTATTCTCTCCAGCTGATGAAGTCACATTGGTTGCTTTGGGCAGTTCCCCGGCACTCCCCCCCATCGGGTTGAGCTCTTCCCAATCTCTCACCTCATCCTGACACATCCAGGCTGGAGAACCCCCAGACCCGAGGGCCTTGGCGTAGTATTCGGCGCGGTCCTTGGCTGAAGTCCTCATGAGAGCGTTTGCCATAAATTTGACGTAATAGCCGGCATCGCGCTCCCGTTCGGTAAGCAGGAACTTCTTCGCGCTCTTTTCCACCCTGCGATACCACGGGCCGAGCGTATGAACGGCGTGAGCAATGAACATCTGTTCCGCACTGGCATAAGTGGCGGTCTTATCCGAGTAGCCCACCATGATCGGCATCACCCGGAAGGCACGGCAGACTTCCTCTACCTGGAACTTCCGCGTTTCAATGAACTGCGCCTGGTCGTTCAGCATGGAGGTCGCCATGTATTTGAGACCTCCCCACACGACCGCTGTCTTTCCGGCATTCTCGGCCCCGCCATACGTCTCTTCCCACGCTTCCCGGATCTCTCGCGCCTTGTCCTTGCTGAGAACCTGGTCCGTTGAGAGGACTCCTCCGATCTTTGCTCCGTTTCTGAACGTCTTCGCTCCATGCTCCTCGGTGGAGATGGCAAGTCCAATAGCTTCCCGGGCAAGCTTCACGCCCTCAAGCCCTTGCCAGGAATTCCAGGAAGGCCCACGAACGTGCCACATATTGGCCACAGGCACCTCGATCCTTGTCGTTCCACCTCCTGAAAGCGTAGAGGTCACCCAATACCTCAAATCAAATCCTTCGCGCTCCACATGAACGTGCTGCGGTTCATAGGGGAGGATCTCCAACACTTCCCCCCTGTACCGATTCACGAAAGCGTAGAAATTCGAGCAGAAAACGAGATGAAGACCCATCGTTTCGAAGAACTCAAACGAGGTCATCCATGTGTTGGGAGAATCATCGAGGAGCGAATAGAGCCGGTGATCCTCGGCCGTCGTCCTTGTGGATCCCTGCTTTCGAAAGAGCTTGCATGGGACCTGGGCAAGGCCCTCGGCGATCACCCTGGCGCAGGCCATTGCTGTCACAGCTTCCATGGCCGTTCTCCAGTTGACCAACACGCCCGTTTTTGACGCAATCGCTGAGAACAGCTCACGATAAAAGGCGTTGTCAGGAAGAGACGCTTTGCGTTCTCTCAACTTCGAAAACGGCCAGATCATCAGCTCACCAGACCTCTATTCCGCAATCGGTTTCTTCTTCGACGTGGAGCATGGCCCGGCTCATTGCCATGATCTCGGCAACCGGCCCATCGATCTTGTTGGCATCGCGCTCCTTCGTCGGGTAATAGGTCTTGACCGGACCTCCGCCGCGTCCTTGTTTTTTCACCACATTGGACATCATCCATGTCATGACGGGGTCTCCGTTGTGGGTATACTGTCCGGCATAGATGAGGGCCTCCCATTCCTTCATGGGCTCGCTCATATGCACCGGGCCCTGGGAGATCTCAACGCACTCGAACTTTGCCCACGGCTCCTGCTGAATCTCTTGGATCAGAAACGTGGCTTCCTTCGGATCAAACGCCAGCTCGCGCATGTTGAACCTTCCGGCGAGCTCCTCGATGTCGTCCTTGATGCGTCCAAAATCCGTTCTTGCCCCTTCCGTTTCGATGAGGAAGCCTTCTTCCACCCACTTCTGGTAGTGAGTGTTTTCCTTGGCTCTCACCGTGTCACTCGGAAGGTAGTAACGCCCGAAACCGGCATATCCGTTTCCCGACTTGAACACGATCCTGAGCGCGGCGATATCGATTCTGTTGGCGAGATCCAGGCCGAGCCAGCAATCATGACCGTCAAAGTCTTCCATGGTGAGCTGATCGTCCCGGCAGGCATCCCATTTGACCATGTTCATCCATGCCACCCCGGCGTTCATCCACTTGTTGAGATGCTTGCAGAGGATGATGTTTTTCCTTGCCGGATTCGTCAGGGCTTCATGGTGCCTGGCTCGAAGGAAATCTCCAAAAATACTCACTCCGAAATTGGGGTTCGCCTTCTTCCAGTTTTCAAAATCCTGCCAGTCGTCTTCATCGTCCATACTGTAAACGATGGCAAAAAGATCGTCTCGTTCCAGGGACCCGTCGAGCACCTTCTTGGCCTCTATGTGCTTGTCGTAACAGGGCACAGAGGTGTCTACCCCTGAAGTCGTCATGACCGCCTGAAGCGGCTGACTCCTGGCGCCCATGCCGGTCAGCATGGTGTCGTAGAGATCGGGGGTCTTGTGCTCGTGATACTCGTCGATGATGGCGCAATGAGGACTCGATCCGTCGCCAGGCTTCCCGATGACCGCCTGGAACCGGCTGGAATCGTTCAGGCGATAAATGGAACCAGGATTTTTCGACGTTCCGCCGAGCTCTATTTCAAAATGGCTTTTGAAGTCCGGATTCCAGTGGCACATCAGCCAGGCGGGACGAAAGACTTCCATGGCCTGATCGAGGGACGTTGCCCCGCTAAACACCTCGGCTCCCTTTTCGTCGTCCGCGCAAAGCATGTACAGGCCAATGATGGCGCCTACGATGCTTTTGCCGTTCTTTCGGGGAATTTCGGCATACATCTCCCGGAATCGCCTCAGTCCGTCAGACTTTCTCACCCATCCGAACGGCACCCCGATGAGGAAGCATTGCCAGTCCTCAAGCAGGATTTTCTGTCCCGCCCACTTTCCCTTCGTGTGCAGCATGTTTGAGCCGAAAACACAGATCCTGTTTGCCTTGGACTTGTCGAACTCGAACGGATACCCCTTCTCCTTGGACGCCTTGAGGTCCGCCAGGTGCCGTTGGCATGCCATCTTCACCCACTGACACACCGAAACCTTTCCGGCAGCCACAGCGCTAGCGTACCGGTTGGCTCTTTCAGCGAAAGGGTACTTGTAACTAGCCACCGAAGGACTCCCACGCGGAGGCCTTTTCCTTGGCCTTCTTGGTGCCGAGCTTTGAAATGGATGACGGGGACAGACCGAATTCCACCAGGAGGCTTTGAAGATGCCTCATGGCCTCGCTTCTCTGGGCCACTGCCGGGTTGTTCTTGAGGGTTTTATCCCCGTTGATGTTGGTCGTTGCGAAAGTGGGACCCTTCTCGGCAATGATCTTGTTGCACTGATCGATCTCAAAGAGCCTCGTGGCCGCCATGGCAAGCGCCTCGGTATACGTGGACGAGTCGTAGCCGATGCCGTCCACACGGGCTTTCAATACTTCGAAGTGAGGTTTCGCCTCTTCGGGCATCCAGGAAGGAGGCTGCATCTTCTCATCCACCTGTGGGGGTGAGTTCCTGGCCCTGGTCTTCCTGAAGGTCCCCCTGACTATCTTGATTTTCTCAGGGATTGGCTTGTGTCCCACGCGATCTCCTCCATCCTCCTCCGTCTTCACGGACGGTTTTTATGTCATGATGCCGCTTACAGAGCGGCTGCCAGTTCGATGTGTCCCAAAACTTCGCCTGGTCTCCCCGGTGCGGAATGATGTGATCCACCACCGTTGCCGGAGTGATGACCCCCTCCCGGCCGCACTCGACGCACAGGGGATTTGCCACCAGGAAGAACCATCGCGCCTTTCTCCACCTGGTGTCATAACCGCGTTCCCGATTACTCCCGCGCTTTTCGTCGTAGCGTTTCTGGATCTGAGACCGCTCTTCCCTCGCATGCTTCGGGCAGTATCCGGCGCTTGCATCCACCAGCACTCCGCATCCGGAATGACGGCACGGTCTCCTCGGAGCTTCAGGCATCATTTCCCCCAGGGCATTTTCCAATGCATGGATACCGGCATGGTGGTCCCGAGAGTGCGAAGGCCGATCACCGCCCACCCGGCCAGGAACATGACCCTGGATGTCCAGGCGGGCGGGATGAGGTCCCCAAAGTAGATCTGGAAGGACGGATCGGTTACGGCGGCCAGGAGCACCATGGCCAGCCCCAGCCAATTCAACTTTGACTTGAGGGCTGGTTTACTTTCCACTTTGCACTGCAGTTCGTCTGTCATGGTCTTCCTTCGCCTTCCTCCACCAGTCGCAAAATAATTTTGTGAAGTTAATCTGGATCTTGTAGCCATTGCCTTCCACTTTTCCGCACTGGCACTGAGACTCCACATGGCCACAATGCTCACAAAGGCTCATGACGCCGTCTCCGGGTTCTTGTAGGTCAAATCGAATTGAAGAATGAGCGGGATCAGGCTGTTGACCGCCCCGAGGAGGAGCTCCTCGTTGAGGGCTGTTCCGCTCTGCCGGTAATTGCTCAGGGCATTGCGCGCGGTATCGATCCCGAACTGTGCGCTCTGCGAAGACAGCCGGTACACCTGGCATGTGGAGGCCCCAAATCTCCCGCAGGAGCAACCCACATCGAAAACCGTGTCACAGACCGCCTTGGTCCAGGTGATCGTGCTGATAGCTGTTTCCGCCCGGGATACGAGCTTATCGTAATCAACCGTCCCGTCCGGGGCCTTCAGGGATGCACACCCGAAGAGCAGGAGGCAGATTGTTGCGAAGATCGAGATAGATCGAATCCGAATGGAGTGCACGCTGTTTTGGAACATCACCATTGCCTTTCATGAGCTGGGAGAACTGGCTGAAAAGCATACCGACGATGGATACGGTGAGCACCATGATGATCCACTTCACCCACTCCATATCCTTTGCGATCTTGCCGACAGAACAGCTGTTGTGCTCGGACTGAAGCGAGTTGATCCGACCATAGATGTCCCTGACCGTTTCCTGAGCGTCTTCCTGGATCTTTTGGATCGCCCTGATTTTTTCTTCCTGAACCGCTATTTGCTGGAGAGTGCGTGATATGAGCCTGATTTCAGACTTGATTTCTGAAATATCAGCCTTCAAATTTTCAGCGTCTGCCACGTCCGTTGCCATCCTGACAGGATTTTGACGTCGATCATAATGTCGTCTTTCGATCAATGGCCAAGTTCCATCTTCGTTCGTAGGGTCAAAAATAAGAGGCAACGGACGGGTATCCTCAGCCATGATATAACCCTTCTCGCGCTCTGTCGGCTTGCATCAATCCACGCTCCAGAAGTTATGTTCAATTCAAAATCCTACGTCTATCATCCCAACAGGAACAATGGATTGCAAGTAAGCCATGCAAGCGTTGCACACTATGCAAAATATTTTACTCATGAGTGAGCATTCGTGACTCGTTCTCTTTTACCAACTCTTCAAGCAGAACATTGATCGATCGCCTTGATATCCTGATGCCGAGACCAGGTATTTTCATCGATTCAAGCCGCCCCGAATCGATCCACACATAAACCGTCCGCCGACTGATCTCGATCACCTCGCTTATGATGCGCTCGGCCGTGGACGTCCTAACCCAATGTGTACTTGATATCATTAGCTTATTTCCCATGCAACTGGTCGAGAGAAAAAA